TTGCGAGAATGGGCTCGCAGGCACGTTCTGGTTCGGAACGGTCCAGTTGCCTACCATGTTCGCTTTTGAACCCGTTCGCGCATACCTGTTGCTGACTGCTTCAGGCGACGCAATTGCTGATGACGGTGGCCTAGGCGTCAGGACAGGTATCGTTGTCCTTCTGGCTGCAACCGGGTTTCACGCTTGGCGCACACGTGCTCCAATCATCGCATGGGCGCTGGCCGTAGGACTGATTGCAGAAGTCATCTTTGGAATACGCACCAACACGGTGTTGTTCTGATGCGCGCTGTTCCTCCGATGCTTATTGCCGTCCTGCTTGTTCTCGCATTAGCGCCAAGCGTCGGCCTCACGGCAGAGCGATGCCCGCGCGTTCGCGACATCAAGACCTGGTCCTTCTATGACAAGCCGGGTGAGGACGCGGCCTTCGACCGCCTGCGGTTCACTTCCGAATGCGATGATGTGGTGATGACGGCGCTAAGGTCGCAAAGAGCGATGCCCTATGACTGGTACAGCCAACTCTTCCTCGAAAGCGACGCCGCTGTGTTCCTGTTGCTGAGAAAGAATGATCTTCAGTTTCTCCACATCCTCCCGGCAACCGAAGAGCAAGCTTGGAAACAGCAGGGCATCTTTTCGTATTTTGCCTACGTCGAGAAGGCAGATAACCGAAAGACACTCATCAACCGCCTTCTCGACCTGATCGACGACGTGAAGGCAGGACGGCGACCGCCAAAGCGGGACGAGCACTAGCTTTGCTTAGCTATCGCGCGGCGCTTCGTCGATAAACGCGAGCGCCGCCTTCACAGCGTCGGGCGACAGTCCCGCCGCCTTCGCGTTTGCCAACCCCTCAATCATCGTCGTAAACGCCCGCGCCCGCCCGCCTTGGTCGAAGGCTTGAAGCGGGCTCACAAGATCGAGCGCGACCTTGACGCCGAGTTTTTCGCTTGCCTCTTGCGCGACGATTTCGGCGATGGGCTGCAAGACGAATTGAACGAGATGGCGTTGAGCTTCGCGAACGAGCGGCCCCGTCGTCTGCGGATTGAGCCAACCGGGCAACACTCCGAACGCCGATGCGATGGCATCGCGCGCGCCCGCGACGTGTTCGGCGGTCATCGCCTTGGATAGATCGGGCGTGACAGTGTTCGGGCTCCAATCCGTCTGCGGCGACGGTCCGCCCGCCGCCGTGACGTTGACACTCTCACGAACAAGCACGCGGCCACGCTTGCCCCGGAAGCTCGCGCCCAGAGCGTCGTTATCCACTTCGGGGTTTTCAGGGAATGGCACGACTTGCGAACCGAGCGGCCCGTTCTCGTAGACTTCGCTAAGCGCGCTTTCGAGCACGTGAAGCAAGCCTGCCGTGATCTGAGCGCGGCGCAAGGGCGATTGACCGGCATAGGGCGTGCTCACGTCCGCGCCCGTCACGACATGCAGCACTTCCGGTGCGAGCGCCGTCACGCTGCGTCCGCCGCCCACGTCGGGAACGGTGACCCGATATGCCTTCGGCATCGCATCGCGCGTGCTCAAGTCCCAATCGCTGCACGGGATCAAGCGTTCATCGTCGATGACAAACACGGTCTCGCCACGAAGCGCGAGCGCGCGACCGAGTAGGGCAAGCTCGCGCGGGCGCAATAGGTCCGTGCCATCGACCTGAGCGAGAGCGAAGGAATTTTCCCAAAGCGAAACGCACGTCTGCACCGTCGCCGTCAGTTCCGCAATACCGCTCCGGCCCGCAATGTAGCTTGCGCGCGCAAGCATCACTTCGGACGTGAAGCCGCCCGATCGACGTTCGAGCTTTGACCGACGCTTGAACCAATCGAAAATCATCGTGCCCCCAATTTGCGCCACGGGCGCAAGAGATCGGCTGCGCCGCTCTGTTGAAGGGCGCGTGCCATCCAGTTTGGATTGCGGTCGTGCTGAACAGACAATGAGCCGCCGAGGTCCATCTTGTAGGAAGATGTTGTGCGCTCGCCGACTGAAACCGCGTCAGCGGCTTGGAAGTACTGCGCGAGGCGATAGACCGCTTGCCGCACGACTTCGGGCGGCGGGTTCGCCGTGCCCAGATTTCCAGTGATGCGATATGGCCCCACCGCATCGAACGCGAAGCCCCCGAGCGCAGTCGGCGCGAGCGTCACCGACGCCCAAGCATTGTCTATCCATTGCTCTTTCGTCGTTGCGGTGAACGGCTGCAAGGGTGCGATCCAGTCGCCCGGCCCTTCGACCATGAACACGCAGGCCCGCACGGTCCAACGATAGGCGATCCAGCCTTGCACCCGCTGCCACGCCGCGCGGGTGTACTTCCGAAACTCCGGCTCGTCCTCTTCCGCCGTCGCCGGAATAGTCGGGCCGTCGTCGCTGGGATCGACCTGCGGCCACGTCGTCGGCTCGCCCTCTTCGATGCTGAGTGTACTCGGCATCAATACCTCCATCGCTTCATCGACTGCGCGAGCGTCGGGCGCACGATGCCGCCGCCCTGCGACCGCTCGAAGACCTGCGCGTCCGAGTAGGCGGGCGCGGTGACAATCGAGAGCTCGAAGAGCAACGCCTGTTTGATGCGCCGGATTTTGGCGCGGTGCATATCGTTTTCGGGATCATCTTCTTCGTCGATCCACTCTTCCGCTTCTTCTTTCGACACGGCGCGCTCTGGCGGAAGACGAAAACCGGGACTGATACCCGTCGCGAGACCCGCCGCGAGCAATGCGAGCGCATCGCGCACGTGCGTTGCGGCGGTGATGGCTTCGTCAATGTCCGCCTCGAAGATCAACGCTGCGTCCGTGTCCGCGAGCTTCAACGTGCCCGCGAGCTTCGACGCCAACGGCTTGTCATATGAATGCCCGCTGAGAAGATGAATTTCCGCGTCAGGTTCGTTCACGCGGTACTCGAACGCGCGCGGTGCAAACTCTTCCTTCTGCGGTCGCCCGCCGCGCCCGCCGTCGCTCAACACGGCGCGCTTGTTGTACGGGAAGCGACCGTGAAGCCGCCTCCCGCCATTCTTTCCGGCGCGCACTTCGAGCACGCCGCCAACCTGCGCAAACGAGAGATCGCGCATATTAGGCGCGATCCTGCACGTTCGTCAGGATTTGGATTTGAGCCGCACGGCTCACCGTCACGTCCGCGGTGAGCAAGCCGGTCAAACGCAGCGCACCCGATGCCGCGTCGGTGTACGGATCGCGGATCACATCGACCGCGCCCCACATGCCGACAAAGATCGGCGACACGCCACCCGCCAGGACCGTGGCGAGGATCGTATGCTTACCCTTGTCCGTGCCGTCTTCCGGCAGGCTCGCCGGCAGAGCATTGGACGAGATCGTAAAGGCCGCTTCGCCGAACCGCTTCACCAAGCGGTCCCACTCGGCATCGGACGTTCCGGTCAAGACAGCGCCGTCCAAGATCGAGTAGGTGAGCGGGCGGATCAACCATCGCAAGTCGCTCGGCTGAGCCGCCGCGTTCGCGTCCATCATGCGACGCGCGGCATTCTTGAAGATCGAATAGCTCGCAATCGCGCTGATGTCCGTGGACGTGATGCCAACATCACCCGCAAGGGCAATGACGCCCTTCGGCTGACCGCTCGAACCCGAGCCGCAAAAGACCGCCTTGTCCACTTCGGTCTGAATGCAGCCGAGCATGTCGCGACGCACGGCTTGCTCGAGCGCGTCGCCGCTCTGCTTCTGAGCCTTTCGCGTGATGAGCATGCGGATGCCGAGCGTGTTGTTCGGCGCAAGCGGTCGATCCGTTGTCGCGTACACGGTCGGACCCGCGACGCTGCCCGTTTCGGTCGTCGCCCATCCAGCGGCGACAGAACTCGTCGTCACCGGATATTCGAGAATGCCCGTACCGATGTTGACCATCTGCGCGCCCATGCGAGCCGAAACCGACTGCGCAAACAGGCGGTCGATAATCGGCGCGGTGACCTTCGGGTCCGGCGTACCGGACGCGACGGTTTCACCCGCACGGACTTCGAGAGCTTCGAGCGGGACCGGTATCCCGCGATACGGACGCTTCGAGCGCAATTCGGTCACGACTTCTTTCGTCGCGCCGGAAAGCTCGTGCGTTTCGGTCGCATAGTGGTCTGCGACTTGGCGCACCTCGAATTTCGAGAGCAAGCCGCTCCACTCTTTGCCCTCGCGGGTTTCGAGCTTCGCGCCTTCCTCGCGGCGTTCGGTATCTTCGGCGACAAGCGCGGCGCGAAACCGCGTCTCGTTCGTGCGGTACTCGGCATCGAGCGTTTCGAGGTTGCGCACCTCATCTTCGCTCGGCTTGTCCTTCGCCGCGAGCGTCGCCAGTTGCTGGCGGATTTCGCTTTGGCGTCGGCTGATTTTCACGGACTGTAACACTTGTGCTCTTTCCTTTCGGTCGGTTGCAGTAGCGCCGCAACCGCGCGACGCCATTCGGCCCGTTCGGGCGAAACTTCGGGAAGACCAACCTCGACGCGCGTCTTCGCGCCGTGGCATGTGGGGCAGAGCGATTGCAGGTTGGAGAGATCGAACGCGCGCTCCGGCGCATCGCGCACCGAAATCACGTGATCGACTTCGAGCCGTCCACGCGCGCCACACTTCACGCAGGCGAAGCCGTCGCGGCGAAGCGCGAGCAATCGCACTGCCGCCCAACGGCGCGAGCGGATGATGCTTTTGCTATGGCGCTTGAAGCCGCTCATGCCCACACCATCCGGGGAGCCTTCGGGGCAGGGCGTGCGCGACGGCGCATCCCTTCGGCGACGGCAAGCACCGCTGCGGCGACGGGATCAATTCGGCCCGTCGAGCGCGCCTTGGTGAGCTTCACGTTCGCGGCGGGATCGAGCACGCACACCGCGTCGGCGATGGCAGAGCGCATGAGCAGGCTTTCAGTCGTGCGCACGGCTCCATCGAAGACGGCGCGGCGGAAGCGTTCGATGTCTTCGCTACCGTCCTTGAAGCCCATGCCGCGCCAGATAACGGGCGCGGTGATGCCTGCGTGCTGAAACGCTTCGGCAAGCTCGCTTTGCTTGTAGCGGTCGGCGACGACTGCGGCGACGGTCGCGCCTTCGATGCGTCGCCATTCCTGAGCCATCCACGCGGCCACAGGCACGGTCTTCGCGCCGAGGGTAGTCAGCTCGCCCCGGTCGGCCATCTGCGCGTAGCGGTTGCCCACGCCGTCGCCCAAGCCGCGATTGACCAAGTTCGGTTCGGACGGGAAGGTTGCGTAGGTTTCGAGACGCGACGTAACAGGCCAATAGAAGGCGCTCGCGCTCATGCTCGCGGAGCCGCCGAGGTCGAGACCGACAATCACCGGCCCCTCGCGCGGCGGAAGCGTCAACGTCTCCGCGCTCATCCACTGATCGACCGTCAACAGCACGTCGCGGGCTTCGCTCGAAACTCGCTCGTTTCGATGAAAGAGCCGGAACGATGCGAGCGCGTTGCCGCCGCGCGCAATCGCACGACGGGCGGACGCTTGCAGCCATTCGATGCTTGCGCCGATGCCGTACACCGCGCCGGGGTTCGCGATCTTGAGGCTATCGAGATCATCGGCAGGAAGGCCGGGCGGCGGGCGATGCTCTTGCACGTAGCAGCCGGGCGGCGGGTTATCGAGCAAGCGGCTAAACGTGTTGGCGTCGGAGTTTGCTGACGTGGAGATCATCAGCATTCGACCGCCGCGCTTGCCGAGACCCGTTTCGAGTGCGGCTTGCAGTTCGTCGCCCTTGTCCGGTTGCCACCATGCGCGCTCATCGCAGATGACGCGCGTCGGACCTGAGCCGAGCGCGCTCTTGCCG